ACCCAAGAACGATGAGGCTTGGGTAAATTTCCTCCGACCATTTATGAAACTTACACGAAAAGAAAAAAGAAACACAAACAAAAATTAAAAACTTTATGAAAGAGCAAGACAGTACCAAAATGGAATTTCTTCTAACCCTTAACGACAATATTGTTGTTCAAAGGTATTTCAATGTTAGAGGTTATAATCCGACAGCAAAAAACTCAATTGAATTCTACGACTTAATTAATGAGATTAAAGAAGACCTACAATACCATTTGAAAATGAAAACTGTTATTTACATGATGGATAATAGTGAATCCATTATGCATGACCCTTCAGTTATGGATACCTCTTATACTGATGGTCCAGAGATATTCAACATTTTCGTAAAAAATGGGGACACGACAATTTGTCATAGAATTTTTGATGGAAAATATTTTCCACCCAAAGTTCGTTATACCGTTGACGTACGACCATTTTTGAAAGACATTCTCAGAGAATTAACTGACATTTTTTCAGAACAAAGATTATCTTATCAATATTTGGATTTTGATTTGAGTAAGTGAGTATTTAATAATACACAGGGGAGCATTACAAATATATGAACAAAAATTTCGATTACTTAGGAAACACTTTTCAGATTCAGTTATTGAATCAAATAGTGGTAGATAAAGATTTTTCATCATCTATTCTTGATGTCATCGAGTCCACATACTTTGATAACAAGTATTTCAAAATCCTTCTACAGATGATTAAGGAATACTATGTGAAGTATGAGTCAACCCCTAACTTCGAAACTCTCGAACAAATCATTAAGTCTGAAGTTTCACAAGAATTGGTTGCTAAAATTGTTTTGGACACACTAAAACAAGTTAAAGAAGCACCATTTGAAGGAACACAGTTTGTCCAAGAAAAGGCTTTGAAATTCTGTAAACAACAAGAACTTCAAAAGGCTATGGATAAGGCACAAAAAATTATCACTCAAGGAGATTTTGAATCTTACGATAAAGTGGAGGGGTTAGTTAGAGAGGCGTTACAGGTAGGTGAAATAGAGAAAGGTCAGACGGATATTTTCTCTGATTTAGAAACAGTATTAGATGAGGATTACAGACATCCAATACCTATGGGTATACCAGGTATTGATAAACTACTTAAGGGTGGTTTAGCTAAGGGAGAGATAGGTGTAATCCTTGCACCAACTGGTGTGGGTAAGACAACTATCTTAACTAAGATTGCAAATACCGCATTCAACTTGGGATACAATGTCCTTCAGGTATTCTTTGAAGACAATCCAAAGATTGTTCAAAGGAAACACTTCACAATATGGACAGGTATTCCACCTGATGAGTTGGCAAAACATAGAGACGATGTAATGTCAAAGGTTACTGAAATACAAGAAACAATGAAAAACAAACTTGTATTGAAGAAATTGGCATCGGATACTATGACAATGAACCAACTTAAAAATCAGGTTAGAAAAATGATTGCGGATGGAAATAAACTTGATATGATTATGTTAGATTATATCGACTGTGTATTACCTGAGTCATCATCAAAGGACGAGTGGAAGGCTGAAGGTTCGGTAATGAGAGGGTTTGAGGCTATGTGTCACGAACTTAATTTGGTTGGTTGGACCGCTACACAGGGTAACAGAAGTTCTATTTCTTCTGAGGTGGTAACCACTGACCAAATGGGAGGATCAATCAAAAAGGCTCAAGTTGGACACGTCATCATTACGGTGGCAAAAACTCTTCAACAAAAGGAAATGAATCTCGCTACAATTGCGATTACAAAGTCACGTCTTGGAAAAGACGGAGTTGTATTCGAAAATTGTAAGTTCAACAACGAACTTCTTGAAATTGATACTGAAAGTTCAGTTACGTTTTTAGGATTTGAAGAACAACAAGAAGAGAAGAAGAGAGACAGAGTCAAAGAGTTGATGGAGAAAAGAAAACAAAAAGAAGAACAACAAAAACAAACAATATAAAAAAACAATTAATTAATTATGGAAAAAATTTTAGTAGAGAATCCCGACCGATTTGTCATTTTTCCAATTCAACATGATGACATTTGGGAATTTTACAAACAACATCAGGCAGCGTTTTGGACTGCGGAAGAGGTCGATTTAACAAATGACATTAGAGATTGGAATAACCTAACCGAAAATGAACAATATTTTATCAAGAATATTTTATCATTCTTTGCAGCTTCGGATGGTATTGTAAATGAAAACCTTGCGGAAAATTTCTTGAAGGAAGTGCAATATCCTGAGGCAAAGTTTTTTTATGGGTTTCAACTGATGATGGAGAATATCCACAGTTTGATGTATTCACTATTGATTGATACCTACATCTCAAACGAAGAGGAAAAACAATTGTGTTTCACAGCACTAGATAATCTACCTGCAGTACAGAAGAAAGCTAAATGGGCGTTCGATTGGATTGAAGACTCAACTTTCGCTGAGAGACTTGTCGCGTTTGCTGCGGTTGAAGGTATCTTTTTCTCAGGGTCATTCTGTTCAATTTTTTGGTTGAAGTCAAGAGGTATAATGCAAGGACTAAGTAATGCAAACAGTCTAATCTTCAAAGATGAAAACCTACACTGTGACTTCGCAATTCACTTGGTGAACAACCACTTGGAAAACAAACCAAGTGAAAAAAGAATTAAAGAAATTCTATTATCAGCACTTGAGATTGAGAAAGAATTTATCACTGAATCTCTACCAGTGTCACTAATTGGTATGAACTCTAACTTGATGAAACAATATCTTGAGTTCGTAACTGATGGTCTGTTGGTTAAGTTTGGATGTAAAAAAGAATTCAACGTAGAACAACCATTTAAGTTTATGGAACAAATTGCCGTTGAGACCAAAGGTAACTTTTTCGAGTCAAGAACAATGGAATATCAAAAAGCGAAATTGAATGAGACAATATCATTTGATTCTGACTTTTAATTTAATATCTTAATACTTATGATGTCATTAAAAATCAAAAAAAGAGGGGGGGAAGGAGAGTCTTTCAACCCTCAAAAAATTTATAATAGAATTAAACGTGCTGCAAAAGGGTTGAATGTTAACTCTGATGAAATTTTTATCAAAGTTATTACCTCAGTACCTACTGAAGGAAATATAACAACTAAGGAGTTGGATAAACTTGTGTACGAGATTGCAGCGGCTTATACTGGTAGTCACTACGATTATTCAAGACTTGCATCCTCTGTAGCAATTTCTTCTTACCACAAAGAAACTGACCCGAGTTTTTCAAATACAATGCATACGTTACACGTTGACGGTGTTGTACATGATGACCTTATGTCTATTATTGAAAAATATGGGCCAAGTAAAATTGATGAAGTAATCAATCACGAAAATGATTATAATTTCGATTACTTCGCTTGGAGGTCTTTACAGGAAATGTATTTGTTGAAAACACCTGAAGGAAAAACAATCGAAAGACCTCAACACATGTATATGAGAGTTGCTCTATGGGTAACAAATACTTTTGAAGAGGCGATGGATTATTATGAATCTTTGTCAAGTCAACGGATTTCTAAGGCAACTCCAATCATGATTAACTCTGGAACTAAAGTTCCTCAGTTAGCGTCTTGTGTGTTACATTATAACAACTCAGACTCAAGAGATGGATTACTAAAATCATTGAATGATATTTCAACTTATTCTTCGGATGCTGCGGGTATTGGATTGTCTATGTCTAATATTAGAAGTAAAGAAAGTCGAATTAAATCTTCAGGAGGATTTGCTGGTGGTCTATTAAAGTACTTGAAGATTGTTAATGAATCATTAAGGTTCTTTAATCAACAGGGAAGAAGACCTGGTAGCGCGGCTATCTACTTAGAACCATGGCATAAAGATATTATGGACTTGTTGGATATCAAGAAAAATACAGGAGCGGAAGAATTAAGAGCAAGAGACTTGTTCACTGCCTTGTGGATTCCTGATAACTTTATGAGAGCGGTTAAGAATAACGAAGAATGGTATTTGTTCTGCCCTAATGATATTCTTAAAGCGGGTATTAAACCGTTACAAGAATGTTATGGTGAGGAGTATGAGAAAAATTATCAACTTGCAATTGATGCTGGTATTGGTAAAAAGGTAAAGGCTCAGGAGATTTGGAGTAAGGTAATTGAATCCCAAGTTGAGACAGGTGTTCCATACTTATGTGCTAAGGATAGCGCAAACAAAAAAACAAATCATCAAAATATTGGTGTCATTAAACAGTCCAATCTATGTAATGAAATCTATCAATTTACTGATGAGGAGACAACTGCTATTTGTACACTATCTTCTATTGTGTTGAAGAACTTTATTGTTGAAGGTAAATTTGATTATACATTACTAATTCATGAAGTAAGAAAGGCTGTCAGAGCGTTGAACAATGTTATCGATAAAAATAGTTATTCAACTGCAAAAGGATTAAAAGGTGGACTTGAACAAAGAGCAATTGCTATTGGGGTTCAAGGACTTGCAGATGTTTTTTGTTTAATGGACTATTCTTTCACTTCGGATGAGGCTAAGGACTTGAACAAAAAAATATTTGAAGCGATTTATTTTGCATCAATTACTGAAAGTAATGATTTGTGTAAGAAAGGAATTAGACACCC